TCGTTTTTGATTATTGAAATAATACACTTTTTGGGATGTCTCATATAGGTCATCGCACCACGTTTGAGTGTGAACGTAAGCTTAAAAGCTTAGTCGCTTATTCCAATGCCTAGCAACATTGGATCTTCAGTTATTTTAGCTAGGTCTTTATTGAAATATGGAATTCCATATTCTTCTTGTAATGCCTCAAAGCTCAGCATCATTGGTTTCATATCAAAAGATTGACCAGGATAGTATCTCTGTATATAGTTATTTATATAGAGTATCAATTGCATTTGATAATTGTTGTATTTTTCTCGTCCAAAACACCAATAAGCTCTGAGGGAATTACTCGCGTTGTCTATAACGGCTTTAATTTTATATGTTGGGTTGTCATGTTCAGCCACACTTTTTTGTTTACGATACCAATTCATCATGTCAAAGGCTTGTTCTTCAGTTACAGTTGCTATCCAGATATCTCCAATTGTCCCACTTTCAAAGAGTTTAAAACCCCTTTTAAGGAAGGTTGAATCTACCAAACTGCAATACTTTCTGATTTTTCCATCTTTTGTGGTATCAGTATATTTAACATCAATTGATGCAAAATATTCTGATAAGGTTTCATTGTTGAAAATTTCTTTTATTTCATCCTTAACAGAAAAAATAACATCATCTCCATAACAATAAAACTTCACAAACTCTGAAAACTTCATAACATTAGCCAATTCAGGTTTAAACTTTGACATAATTTCAATCCAAGCACAGCGGAAATACAATTGATTGCAAGTGGTATTATTGAAAACTGTTTTAATATTTCCAGATGGTGCACCACAAAGAGTCTTAAATATGTAACCATAAGCAATATTATCACTATTCAATATTCTTTCACCAAGCATTTTTCGAATGTGTGCTTCTTCATCAGTCTCCCCCCGTACCGTGTACCAAGAATTATGAATGTCATTAACATGTCTCAACATTTCAGTGTTCAAGCGTGGTCCAAATTTACTAAAATCCCCAACACAGATATTATTACCATACGACAAAAGTGATGTTGCCAAGTCATGCCATTCACTAGAATAAACATCAATACCAACAGAATGCTCCAAACGATTACGATCAACTGTAAAAGCATTTAGAGCATCCATATAATACTGACGACTATGCAAAGTAAATGATAGAGGACTTCCTTGAATCAAACGCACCTTTGAAGGATCTTCTTTTAATTCATCTTTATGTGAGATAGCACTAATAGTGAAGGGAACAATTCCATTTTTCATCATGTCCATTTCCAAGTCCAAGACTCTCTTGAGTTCAGGAGCAATTCCTGTATAAACTCCTTCCGAGTAAAAAACTAAGTTCTTCTTCTTTTCTCCTTTGATGATCCAAGGCATTCCAGGACTTGTGTTCATATTAATACTTTTAACAATACCTTCAATTCCACAAACAGCTTCTTGCATACTTCTGACCGATTGATAATCCAAATTTGTTCTTGCAGACATATATAATAATTTTAAATCACCCGCAGCCATTGTCAATACGCGTTCGTCTATATTTTTATGAGGAACATAACTAGCTATGGCTTGTTTAAAGCTAGCTTGTCCCTTATCACCATTCGTTGATATATTAACTGGACTTCTCTGTATATTACAAAATACTTCGTGACAAATAGATTTTCTTAATTGAGTTTTAACACTATGGTACATGTGAACTTTTGGCGTCATAGCACGTACATCACCAATACTAGCAATACAAGAAGGAAAGATAGGATTACAACTAACACCAATAGTTTCATCATCTACAGATTGAATAATAGCTTCACTAACAGGGTCAACACCAATATCTTTTAATAATTGTGTAGATATTGCATTAAAATAGAGAGATTTAGAACTAGAAGCACTCATAATGCCAATTATTTTTTCACTTTTTCCATCAACCAACAATGTACCACACATGACTTTGTAATCACTCTCCTCAAAAGGATTGTGACAACGAAAACCATTTAATTCAACATTAAATTTAATAGGTTGACCATTATCATCCACACACCATGGAGTATCACTTGTCTCATAACTCCAACTAGCATTCAACTCAACAAGATTACTAGCCATTGTTATATCATTCCATGCTTTTCTCTTATCTGTTTGTGGACGTGAACGAACAATATAACAATCTGTATAATCAACATTGTTACCTTCAGATATGATGTTATCGTAGAGATCTGTACAATTAAAACTTTTGTGATCAAAAGAAAAAAGGACTTTATCGTCCTTGTCAGCATAAAACAAATCTTTATTCATATCATGAAGAAAAACGTGGGGTGGAATTTCGAGTTTGACAGATGTACCTTTAGAACCCAACTTAACAAATGTGATTTTATGTAAATCATGAACGGAAATCATGATTTCTTTTTTTGTTATGTCCTTTCCTTCTTTCTTAAGCTGTTCATACGTTTCCTTCATGTCTTGTGCTATAACATGGAATAAATGACTCAAAGCATGTAATTGAGTCCAAAAAGTTTTTGGAGAAACACACACAGCAGAACACCAAACTTTGCCCTTATAGATA